TAATGCAGCACCAACAATTTCTTCTTTGACTGGCACACAATTTGGAACAGTTTTACCATTTTTCTTTTTAGTTCCTACTGCAGTGTAACCCTTCCAACATGCATCCTCTAAACCCTCAACAAACTTTTTAAGTCTTTTATAATAATCTGGCTTTTCGTTTAGATGATCACGCGCAATTTCTTCTGCAGCGGCTTGATCTTTTGTATGTTCATGTTCAATCTTAGAACCAATTTGGATTTGTTTAATAATATGTTCAACTGGAACATTATGTTTAGCAGCAATCTCTTCTGCAGTTGGAGTTGATTTGTCTAGTGGTGCTTTATCTTCACGAACAGTTCTGGTATTTTCTGATCCAACAGCATTTAGATTACCACTTCTGGATCCCTCAGTTGAAGTTCCAGTTTTATAATTATAAAATGTTAGGAACCCTTTTGTTTTACCTTTTGGTGTCATTTCTTGTTTTGCTCCTGTATCAGATTCTGGGGCTGTTGGGTCAATTTTATCTGTTCCTGTTTGTTGAATGACAGCTTCTTTAACTTGTGTAACATCCTGAATCCACTTTGACACAAGTTTACCAGATTGTTCTTTTAACAGTAGATGATTGGAACCACGTTTAACAATTTCATATTGTTGTCCTGCTGACTCAACAATATTACCAACATTAAAAATTTTACCTTTGAAATAATCTTCACGCAATTTATCTTTAACCAAATTTAATTGTTCTTTAATTGGCTCAAGATCCATACCAATACGCATTTCGTTCATTAAACGCTTACCGTCAATATCACGGATAGTGGATGGTAAAAGTTCTTTAAACTCTTCATATAACCCTTTGGTGACGAACTGTTTCATTTTTACAGCGTCAACGTCTGGATTTTTGGTACCAATAGAAATTATTTCTACCCAAGCATATTCTTTTAGTTGTTTAAATTCATCAAATTGATCTGCTCCAGCAATAATAACAACACGTTTGTATTTTTCGTTTAATTTTTTAATAGTAGCAGAGAAAAAAGACTCACCAAGAGAAACAACTTTAGACTTTGGAAATATCAATTTTAAAAATTGGTGTTTCTTTTCTTCTTGTAGAATATCCGATGGAGACGTAAAGATGATGTGGTCAGCTTTGCGTTGTTCTGAGACAACCTGAACCGTCTTTACTAAGAGTTCGTGTGTGGTTGTTGGTGGATTAAATTCCCCAAGAGCACAGACGATTGTGCTATTCGGCAGTGTTTTAATAAACTGTTTATAGTCTTTCATGTTTATCCATCAATTAAATAAGGTTACTCTTATTTAGGTGTTTTAATCTTCTACCCAGTTAAGAATTGCATCTGCCTGAGAGATAACACCCGATCCAACTACCACAATACTAACGCTATCTCCTGCAGGAATAGTAATCCTATATGAATCTAAGTCGATCATTTGAGCAGAACCTGGAGATACCAAAGTCTGGAAAATTGGTTCTGAATTCGGTGCGATTGATGTTTCTGCTCTAGAAATAGCAGCAGCTGCCCATGTTTTGTTTCTATAAATCCACTCATAGGTATTAGTAGTAGGAAGATTTTTATACACAATAAACTTAACTGGTGTCGATGCAGCGGATGTTGCGCCAGCAGAAAGAGACTTGAGCACTAATTCTTTAGTGTTGATTTTATTATTTAAGACTAGTCTATTCTCCACAGAAAGTAAATGATACTGTGTACCACCAGAATTCAAACCGCCAGATCTTGTAGCTGCAGCAGAGTCGGGGAAGGTAGTAGCGGTTAGAACACCCTCAATCGCACCCATGATAGATGCTCCTTTGACCACAATATTAGTTCCTGTTCCACCGAGTGATGCAGCAACATAACCTATCTTGAGAGATGGATTTGCGATGTGAGGAACTGTGTGTCTATTGCTGTAGTGAATATGATGGAAGAAAATCATATCTCCATTGTTAGGATTTTCTACAGCAAAACGAATTTCACCAGCACCTAGCCAGCGGAAGTTAATCTGATATACATTTAATTTGGTTTTATCAAGTGTTACCCCTGATGGACCAGTGCCGTCTAATTTATCTTCTGTGAAGTCTTGTTGATATGTCCAGTACTCAGTATGTGCCACACCTTGCTGAACAAGTGTAAGAGTAGAATCAAAGTTTACGCCAGTATCAGTAACACTAAATGTTCCACCCATTGGACCAACAGAGGTGCTAAGGAAAATAATTTCATCTTCTACTGCATTCACTAGCCAACCAGCACCAAAACTAAATGCACCAATTTCTTGAGCATTGTGTGCAACAGTTCCTGAAGTAACTGGAACATTATAAGCAGTTCCATTTAGTGTTATAGTAACTGTTGTATTGATGTTTGCAGCAGTATTAACAGTTAAACGATAGATGGTTGCCTTACCACCATCTTGTCTCATCACACCAAACTGAGTTCCATCAAATCCAATTTGTATAGCATTTTCTTGTGTGAAGAAACCTGCACGCTGTGTATAACCAGCAACGCCTGCAGTAAATGCTGCAGTAAATCTGGCAACAGCACCTTGACCTGGACGATACCTCACTGATCTCTTGGAACGAATAACACCATAACCATACTGCGATGTTCCTGTTGAACATTCCATTAGTGGACCATCGGAATCAACAGCACCACTAAATGCAGTATAGGTTTGAAACTTGTTTGGATCTAATCCATAAATTGCTTCAAGTTGAATGATTGGTGTAACAGGAACTGCTAATGGTTCACCGAAAGCAGATGTTGCACTGGCACCAGCAGGTTTTGTTTCTATTTCACCAGCAACATAAATCGGATTTGTTGTAGAATTAAGAGTTGTGTTTCGGCTGACTGGAATCGGATTCCCTTCATCATTCTTAATCTCTTGATTGTTCGTAAACAAATATGTCATATGATTCTCCATCCAGCACGATATATCATTTGTACTCCACCGTTATCCATTTGTAAAATAAAACCACCTGGATCGTTATCCACATTTCCAACTACAGTGATTGGGTTTGTTGATGCGTTTCCTGATTCGTCTTTGATAATAATCTTATGTCCAGAATTTGGGCTAGTTTCTAAAGTAATTGTCACTGGACCATTATAGTTAACACCGATATAGTAATCTGTTGACAAAGCTGTATACGTTGGACCATCCACCAAAGTAGTGTTATATACTACATCATGAGGATTTACTTCATCAAACTCAAATTTTCTAGTAGAATCATTATACTTTAAATAACGTCCATCAGCAATAGTTTCTCGAGCAACATCGTCAAGGTAGCGAAGGTTTACTTCACCAGAACCTGGACCAGCATTATCAATTTTGCCTATCCATTGTTCTAAGAATTTAATCTTTTTATTAATTACCGCAAAATCATTCTCAGAATTTGTTGGCTCAGAAACCTTTGGTGTTCTTAGCCACTTATCTAATTCTGGTAAATCTGATATAGCTGATGAGTGTTGCTCTGGTGGAACTTCGCCAATAGGTGTTTCAATTGGAGCAACTTCTATTAACACTTCCTCTGTTACAGGCGCAACAGATTCTACCAATTCTGGATTTTGTTCAATTATTTCCTGGCGTTTAGATTTTAGAGCAGACAGTTCTGCAAACAAAGAACCTAGATCTGTTTTAACAGATTCTTTAACTTGCTCTTCGATTTTTTTGGACTGTTTATATTTGGGATCTTGAGATTTCACTTCAGACAACTGAGAAAACAATTCCCCAAGATCACCCTTGATGTGTTCTTTAATCTCTTTTGCAGCAATGGCTTTAGGATCTGTTTTCTTACCCTCTGCCATCACCTTAAAAAAATCATTTAAATCATTCATATCGCAGACGCCAACACCTTTGCTGCTGAAATGATATATCGACAAGCGATTTCATCTGATGCTAGTTCTTGTTGCGCTCTAATATCAGCAATTTCTTGTAGTAAATATTGATATTCATCTGCGGATAAATCACCACGTTCGTAGTTGTCACGAATAACTAAAATCTCATTCGCAAGATTAGAAGATGGTCCACCCATTCCTGCGTGGTTTCTTAAGTCGTCCATAATGCTCATTATCTTCCCCTCCATGCATCTTCTACTACTTTAATGCGTGTCTTTTGTAGATTTAAAATAGACTCACAAAACTTTTCGTTCTTAGAGCTATTGGCTTTTAGTAATGCAGATTCCAACTGATCAATTGCAGGTGCTTGTGGATCACCACGAACTGCACTATAAACTTTTAGATGGTGGACTCTATCAATCAAATCACTCCATTGTTTGTCTGAACAATTGATCTTATTAATCTTAATATCAATCGCTATGATATGATCAAACATGACTGGATCATGTGGCTTTGGAAGTATTAATGAACACCCAGATAAAAATAAAGCGCATACTAATAGCAGGTGTTTCACTTCATAGCCTTTCTGAGATCATTATATAAAGCATCTTTATGATTCGGTTCCATCATAGATGGAAGATTAGAGTGGAATTCTTTTTTCTTACCAGCAGCGGCCAATTCACGCATCTTAGTACCAGAAACTCCAGTCACACCTTCTGAATCTGGGTCACGTTCACCAGCAGAGTGCAGAGTGATTGATTTAAAGTTATAGTAACCGTGTTTACCTTCTTTACCATTGTACGCTTTTAATAGTTTCTCATACTCAGGTAAACGATCTGAGCCAGCAACAATATGTAGATGCTCAACACCCTGTGCGTGTAAATCTGCTGCATGGTGCATAATAGTGGGTTTCTCTTTTGACGCACCTTCTATGTTAGTTCCAGGAAACGCATTTCTTGCATGAGTCACTTTAGTGTCAACATCAAGTGGGTTTTTCTTTGGGTCTTGACTATGCGACAAAACTAACTTGTGAACTGCATTATGCTGCGCAGCAACCTCATGGATCTTATTAACAACCTGCTCATGTCCAGCAGTTGGAGGATTCATACGACCATATGCAAGCACACCATGTTGACCTTCTGGTGCAGGTTTTCCACGTGCCTTTAATAGATTTTGACGAGCAAACTCTGCACGATTAACTAACTTAGTTGGTTCTGTCTTACCATTATGTGTATGACTGAAAACATATCCTTCTGGCTTAGAAGCAACACCGTTGATAGCATGAACATACTCACCTTCGTTAGATTCAAGAGTGCTAACTAATGCATTTTTGCCATCTTGTAGATGCTGGTGCATTTTAAACAAATTATTATAATGTTTCGCGTTTTGTTTAATATGGTTAAGATGACCTCGTAGTTCTTCTAACTTAGCACTCTTAGACTTTTCAGTTTTAAGTTTATCAATCATCTTCTGGTACTTACCAGCGATGTGTTCTTGTAAACCAGCAGCGGTCGGTTTTGAACCATCACGAACTGTCTGATTAATATATGTTGCCATATGTCCTTGATCACCAGCATGTGGCTCAACTGCGCTATACATCTGTAATCCATGTGTATCATGAATCTTTTTAGCTGCAGCCATATTTTTTATAAAGTCTTTTTGTGCTTTATCATCATATGTTACTTGGCTAGTGTCTAAATTAGCGGTGTGGTGATAAACATCTGGATGATATCCAAATGCTTTGGAACTATCATTAGAGATTGGTCCAGCTTTGCCTTCTTTGTTATATTCTGTATGAACAACAATACCTAATTTAGACTTTTTAATAGTGTTGGCAATATCGCCTTTAGCAGTGTACGTGATAGTGTTTGGTGTGAAAGAAGCAGAACCATCTTTGTTGTGTTGAACATCTTCACCGCTATACATCAAGTCTCCTTGGTACATACCAGTTTTAGGTGTAACTTTTGGAAGATGTTCTAGTGCATGTTTTAATTTTTCTGCAAGACCAGGAGCATGACCATGATTACGATCAATGTCTTCTGGTGTGTAGTTAATCTTTGGGTTTTTATTGAATGCGGACTTAGATGCTACAAAGAACTTACCTGTTTCTGGGTGCCTACCAAATACAATAGAAGGCGATCCATCATACTTTGTAGTAAGAGCATTTGATTGTGCACCTGCAACCATATGCATATGAGCACCCATCAATGCACCATAGGCATGTTTGAATCCGTCATCTCCATGCATCAATGGACGATCTTCGGCATGGGTAATATGTTTTAATTTACCATCATCTTCATCTGCCTCTAAAAGAAGGTATGCGTTAAACCCAATCATTCTGGTTTCTCTCCTTTACGATTCATTAGACTCATGGAGCCAACATTACCCATCATTGGACCAGAACTACCTTTTACGTTTATCTGTGCTACATTTTTAATTACTGGGTTACCTTTTTTATCATACATTGGATTACCATTTTCATCATGTTCATGTCCTCTAACATATGCAGTTATACCGTCACCAGACTCAACACGTAAATTTTTAAATCTGGCAAAATGATCTTTTGCATATCCAGCTGCTTCGTGCACTTCCGGTTCAATACTTTTACCATCAGCAGAAATTCGATTATGTACAATCGTGTGTTCAAATACAGTGTTTGGAGCAAAACTTTTATAGAGAGTATTTCTTAAATCAGAATCATCAGTAGTTCCATCTGAATTAGTTTTAACTCTAGAATTTAATCCATTAGCAATTTTTTCAGTGATAGATTTTCTTACTTGAAGACTAGAGTCAACAGCAGATTGCGCACGATGTTTTGCTTTACCAAGCATCTCTTGTTGCTGCTCTGGTTTTAGACTATCGTAAGTACTTAACCAATTTCTACCATGCTCAATATATTTTTTATGTTTTGACTCTAACTTTTCACCACGATCTCTCATGGCTTCTAACTCTTCAATATGTTTTCTTAATCCTTCAACACCACCTTGTTTATCATCAGTCGCTATTGAATCTGCTTTCCATTGAGCATGGCGATCTTCTCTGCTTCCTTCATGATATCCCAACCCCCTCATTGCCTCTGTATGAGGTTCTTCCATTCTAGCAAATGTTCCCTCATCGTGACCAGACATCTTTTCTAGTGACGCGATTCCTGGATTTGCTAGGTTTGGATCGTTCTTACCGATTTTAGCAGAGATTGGTTCCCATCGAAGATGATTACCTTGATGATCTACAACCTGAACGATAAGATCAGCATTTGAATTAGGATCATGGATTTTAGTAGTTTTGTAGTGATCACCTGGAGTTAGATCACCATTCTTTTTGACAGTGTCACGATTAGAAGTCCAGTAAACTTTACCAACACGTTCACCTTTTTTAAAGCGTTCTTTTTTCCATGCTTCTGCTGCTCGCTTATTACCGTCAGAAATCATTGCTTGTTTTTCTGGATCCATTCTTTTTGAAATGTTTCCGTAGACGGTAGCAGGATCTCCGTTGTGGGCTGGATCTTCTTTACCAGAAGAACGATGGTGTTCTGGAAGAACTTTATCTTCAGATAAATGGCGGCAAAATTCTAGTTCATTGAACTTGCCCATATCATCGTTATCACGATTGTTCTTTGCTTCTAAAAGGAATTCTTCCCACAATTTCTGTTGTGGGATTGTTACTTCTTTTAAGAATGATTTGAATGTAAACATAATTAAACAGCTTTCCCTGCTGATTTTAAAGTGCTTAATGGATCGCTTTGTGAATCAAATTTATGAGCCTGTGTAGCAAATTTTCTTTCAATACCAGTTTCTGGATCTGTGTGATAAAAATGCGTCTGAGTTCCACTAGATGCGATTCTTATATTTTTAGGATTTTTAAAAATATGTTCAAAATCTTCTCCAGGATTAGATGCATGAAACTGAGTACCCTTTGCTGTTTCATATGATGTATGTTTTATAAAATTATGACCAGCACGTTGAGCAGGGGTTTTCTTGGCACTAAGAACATCACGAATATGAGAGACTACTGATTCGTGATCACCAGAATCTAGCTTATGTTGTAATTCAGCTGCATGGGAATGTGCAACTTGTCTAAGTAAAGACAGGTTTCGTTGTTTAATATCCGCTGCAGCTTTTACGTTTTTAGGGTGTTTTAACCACTCTTTTCTTTTATCACTATTTGTCAGAGATTGTAGTTCAGGGTGCGCAGTTAATATATCTTTTTTGTGTTTATTTGCTAATTCTCTAGCTTTACTACCACTAGATTCCATACCGAGAGAAGATGCAGGTACGTTTTTGCTAGATCTATCACTCACTTTTAGACTGATTCCATGATGAGTTATTTTACCAGTTTTTGGATGTCTGGTAGAAATGTAAATATCAGAAGAATCTTCTTTTTGTGTTGCCTTTTGACCAGTAACTTTTTCTGTGTCTCCAGGTTTAGAAGTGTGATGAACTGCTACAATTTCATGACCAGCTGGAAGGTGGCTTCTAATATGTTCAGCAGCCTTACGTGCTCGTTCATAAATTTTATTATAATCATCTGGATGTAGGGTAGCAGCTAGACGATCATGAGCCTGTTCTGGAGATTCTTTATGTTCATTTGGGTGCAGAGTCATGTGCTTTCCACCCAAAAGATGATAACCAACTAAATGCTCATGAAGAACACCCTTGGTGTTATTATCGACTTTACCCCTTTCTTGTTGGGATTCTGTTCCTGGCGCTGGTATTTTTGATTCAGAATTCTGTTCAAGAAGATAATCAATTTCTTCTATGATTTTATTAAGTTTTACATCTTCTGAAATAAAAGACTTGAAGTTTAACATCACTAGCCCTATTAGTAAAAAGTAAGTTTATTATACTAGACTTTGCAATAAAGTCAAGCAATATTTACTATTATTTAGGACGGCGAGATGCTCTAACTATTCTCTCGTACTTTCTCTCCCATTTAGCTATCTGCTGCATCAGTTTGGGGATGGCGTGATTGTTTCTATAGTCGAAATCAAATGCCTTTAAGAAATAATAAAGAGTCCTAGAATCTCTATATCTACGGGATCTGCTGATTAAAGTGTCTGTTGTAAAACTTGGTTTATAACACTTAAAGTCTAATAAAGTGCAGTGGGCGTATGCCTGTATTTCATCAAACTCTGAAAGGTATTTTCTCTCTTCGTTTTTCTTGGCATGTTTTACCTTTTTATAAGGTAACACGTATCCAGAACATTCATCCTGTCTTCTATCATACTGCATGAAGTGTATCATCTCATGCTGCAGAGTTTGAATGACTTTGTACTTGAATTTTTCCCAAGTATCTTCAGTGAATTGAAATGTACTAAATCGTTTTGTATAGATCTGAATTATGCACTGGCGTTCGTTGGGATCATATTCTCCACCAACTGCAACGTATTGATCATATACCTTTGCCTTAGATTTTTGATCCATCCACTCTATTCTGGTTCGCCACTTTTTAAAGTAATTGGCAAAGGAAGTGGGTTTGTTTTTATAACGATCTAGATCTTCCCATATTTTCGCTGGGACAAGTTTAGCCCTAAATGGACGCTCATAGAAATTGAGCATTTCCATCCAGTCAAAATTAGCAGTTTTCAGGAATTGCATTTTACATCCTGAAAAGGTGTTTTACATTACGAACTGCTTCTCCAAGAGAGCCAACACCTTCCCCTGTTCCTCCAAGTTAGTATTTGTAAACTCAGTAATATAGGGCATCAATTCAAAATTAGATTGAATCTTACTATATTTAGTTTCCCGACCTTTTAGAAACTGTTCGGATTGGTCGGAACCACGATCCTTGTAGCGTTGTTCCAAGATTCCCTTAGGTGCGGTTAGCATAACGATCTGTAGATCAGTATTCGGAAGACTCATGGCGAATTCCAGAAAGGACTGATTAAA